AAGAAAAAGTTTAGAAAATTATTAAGAGAATTAGATTTAATAAACGAAAGGAGTGAATGGCAAGCACTATTAAGTAGGAGATTAGATGAGATATTTGAGAATAAAGAACTATCCGCATGGTTAAACAAATATGTAAATGCTGGCTATAAAAAGATACCCCATATTCTAAAGAAAAATCAAAGCATGGGCAGACCTAAAAAAACAGAAAGAGTATGGCCAGACACGAGAAGTCCAGAGTTATAGAAACGCTTGGCATGAGTGAAGATTGGGTTTATGTGCAAATCCAGTATACATGGATTAAGGATAAGTTAATGACATTTTACGGAGATGAAGAACATGGTTCGTTAGTAATAATGGACAAAGATGAAAATATATTAAAAATAATAGGATATGAAAGAGTCAAATAATAATGAGATATGGGTTTTATTAGGGGCATATATCCTCACCATTTGCTTATTATTACTATGGGCAACTAATGTATCAGTTTAATTACAAAACCGAATTCTGTTGTTAAAATAACATATAAAACATAATATATGCCATTTCAACCAGGAAATAAATTAGGAAAGGGAAGACCAAATGGTGCATTAAACAGAAGCACTGAACAGGCCAAACTTGCAGTAGCGAGATTAGCAAATCAGGGTTTGGACTCATTAAGAGAAGATATAGAGAAGATTAGAAAGAAAGACCCAATAGAAGCAGCAAGAATACATTTAAAGTTATTAGAATATATTGTACCAAAGAAAGCTCAAATTGAATTGCAAGGTGAACTGCATCATAAAGTACACCAAATATCAGTAGTTATAAACAAAGGCACAACAGATGAGCGAATTGCAGATTAACACTACGATTACTTTTGAAAACCAATGGAATAGTAAGAAGAAGATACAATTACATCAGGGTTCAGCAAGAAGTGGTAAATCAATTGCACTCTTACAATTCCTTATAGTTAAAGCCCTACAGAATGATGGATTACTGATATCGGTTGTTCGTAAAACATTTCCGGCATTAAGGACATCAGCAATAAGAGATTTCAAACAGATACTAAAGGATTTGGAATTATGGGACGAAGAGAAGTGGATGGCAACAGAGCATACATTCACTTTTGACAATGGTAGTGTAATAGAATTCTTTTCAACAGATAGTTCAGAGAAATTAAAAGGTTTGCGTAGAGATATACTATGGATAGATGAAGCAAATGAATTATCTTATGAGCAATACTTTCAATTAGCAATCCGTACAACAGGGCAAATAATATTATCATTCAATCCGAGTTTCTCTATTAAGCATTGGATATTAAAAGAAGTTCAGCCAGGCGATGATTGCGAAACACACATAACAACATATAAAGATAATCCGTATCTACCCCTTGAGCAAGTTCGTTTCATTGAGAAATATAGAGAAACCAATCCTCGCTATTGGCAAACATATGGATTAGGTCAATTTGCTGTAAACGAAAAGCAGATATATGATTTTGAAGTAGTAGACGAATTTGATTTCGGTACTGCTGAATTCGTTTGTTTTTCTATGGACGTAGGATATGTGCAAGACCCTACTGCATTAGTAAGTTTATGGAAAGCAGGTGATAAATTAATTGTGCAAGAACACATATACAAAAAGGGATTGCTGACATCTGAAATAGTACAAATGATGAAAGGCAATGTGGAAGAAAGAGATATAATAGTAATAGATAGTTCAGAACCTCGTTTGATAGAAGAGATTAAGCGTAGCGGATTTCCACTTGCAAGAGGTGTTAAAAAGGGAAAGGATAGTATTCAATGGGGAATAGATTTAGTTAAGAAATGGAATATAATAGTTCCAAAACATTGCACAAATCTAATAGAGGAATTATATTCTTATGAGTGGCAAGATGATGGTAATGGCGGAGTGACAAATATTCCTGTTGATAATTACAATCACGCTTTGGACGCAATGAGGTATGGAGTAATGGAACAATTAAATGCTAAAAAAATAAATGTAGGCAACTACGCAATATCAATAAGATGACATATACTTCAGACGAGATAAGGGAATTATTACTCTATGTAAAACAAATGGGTGACGAGAATGACGAATTAAGAGCACAACTAATAGCACTAATGGCAAAGTTACAAAATGAAGAGGCAAAGACAAAATTATTATGGATACAATTAAAAGCATGTAAAGGATGAGAAAGACACTGACAATAGAAGTACCTACAAATTGGGAAGATGTATCACTAAAGCGATATCTGGCACTAATGAACGATTTGGAAAACTATAAAGATGATGAAGAAGCACAGACAGCATTAATGTTATTGCACTTATGTAATATACAGCCGGAATATCTAAAAGGCCTAAGCAAAGGGAGTTATGACCTATTAAGAGCAAAGTTATCCGGATTTATACAACCTGATGGAATAGAACTACAAAGGATAATCAGGATTGGTAATAGAGAATATGGATTTGAACCGAACTTAAGTAAGATTGCATATGGTGCTTATGCAGACATTACCCGATACGAACAAATAACAATTGATAAGAATTGGGCAAAAATCATGTCCATACTATACAGACCGATAACAAAGAAGAATGGCGATTTTTATAACATAGAACCATATACAGGCGAAGAACCATCTGAACCATTCCTTGATGTGAGTATGGAAATACATTTTGGAGCGCTCTTTTTTTTTGTGAATTTGTCAATGGAATTACTGAAAGGTATCCAGAAATCTTTGAAGGCGGAGGAACTTCCAGCCAGCATCAGGTCAATTTTGGAAAGAAGTGGAGAAGTTATGCAACACTCATGGAACTTGCCGATAACAAATTACTTGAAGTAGATATCGTAGTAAAAGAACCATTAGAGAAATGTTTATTGTATTTAGCATACCGAGCAGATAAGAACCAATTGGAAATACTAATGCATAGGGATGCAATGAAGTCAATGTCAGCAACCAAGTAATTCACTTATTTTTATTGAAGTGATTGTTAAATATGAAAACAATCACTATGCCTTGGTCAAATTCCAGAAACGGTGCTTTAAGATATTCCGTAAACAGAGAAAACAATAGCGGCATTTATATAGGACCTACAAGAGGTTTGAGTTCACCAAAGAATAGCAGAAGAGCATGTCTTTGTTTACATGCAGATACCTATGACGTCCGTTGCTGCAATGGAGCACTAATGGAGCAAGGTATTGGTGTAATAGAAAGTGCTGTTAGAACTGGAGGTGGAGCATTCTCTGACGGTTATAGTGATGGATTTGATAGAATATTACCATAAATAAAATAAACCATGTCGCAATTATCAAAAGTAGACTTAAAAGCGGAAAATCAATTAGAGTTCCCAAATAATAATACGGGTCAAATTACACCAGCAAACTTGAGAAAGTTTAATGTGGACATGATTGACTCAACAGTTAATCAGACAGTATTTGATGGTTTTAGTGGAAGTGTTGCATCAGAGATTAATGCATTAGAAGCATTCTCACAATCACTTGTAACTAATTTTGTAACTTCAGCATCATTTGCAGCATACTCTCAATCAGTAGAAACCGAATTAAATACAATAGAGGGAGATATCACAGCATTACAAAACTTTTCTACTTCATTAGATGCAAACTTTGTAACTGAAGCGGAATTAGCCACAGCAACAGGAAGCCTATTAGAAACTGCTTCTCTTTCTGGTGGTACTCTTACATTCACAAAAGGAGATAATTCAACATTCGGTATTAATTTACCTACTGCAAGTATTACAGCATCTTATGGTTCATTTGCAAGTTCAACTGCACAAACAAGTTCTAACAATTCAGCTGAATTGTTTACATTTGATACAACAATATATTCTTCACTTATAAATCTTTCAGGTAGTTCAGGTATAGAAGTAGTTGAACCAGGTGTTTATGATTTTGATTTGAATGTTGCTGGTACTGGTTTTATCTCCGGCCTGAATGTAATTGGCTTTTGGGTAAAAAAGAATGGACAAAATATTTCAGGTTCATTGTTAATGAGAAATGGCCAATGGTCATCGAGTGGAACGACTAGGTCTGGTACCAATGGTGGTAATTGGCAATTGTTAGCAGATGCAGGTGATATATTTCAATTTTATTGGATGACAAATCAGTCATCTGACGTAATTACAGGCTCTATAGCTAATGAAACTGGTTCTTTTTTTAATGTTGGTGGAACAGGTGATACACCAAGTAGCTATGGAGTTATTTTAAATGTAAACCGTATTGATGTTGGTGGATTAAGTTCTGGTAGTTTTACAAACATACAATCACTTAACCAATATACAGCATCTAATGACCAAAGATGGAATAATTTAGACGCACAAACAGGTAGTTTTATTACAGAAGCAGAAACAGGTTCAATGACTGTATTAAGTGCTTCATTTGCACTAACTGCAGCATTTGCACAAAACGCTAATTTTGACACAGGTGCTTTTGTTGGTACTTCTTCTTTTAATGCATATACACAATCAACAGATAGTAGATTATCAAACATTGAGAATGCAACGGCTTCTTTTGTAACTGAAAGTGAAACTGGCTCATTCGCAAGAGTGGACGCAAGTAATACATTCACACAAAATAATTCTTTCTTACAAGATGTAACTATATCAGGTAATCTTTATGTATCAGGTTCTGAAGTAATTGTATCTTCTTCAACCTTAATAATAGGTGACAGAATAATTGAAGTAAATGCAAACAGAGTAATTGGAGATGCAGGTATATACGCATTTGATGCTCTAACAGACCAGACAGGTTCTATGATATGGGACCCGTATGTAGATTTTTGGAAAGCAGGTTTAAGTGGTAGTGAGACCAGAGTAATAACTGCGGCAGACACTGCTTCAATGTTATCACCATATTTGTCA